GTGCCGGGATCGCCTTACATCACAGTAAGCGCAATCGGTGGGGCGCGATGCAATGTGCGATTCGACATCACAGTAATCGTCAACGCAGCTGACAACCAGGCGGCCTTGGCCAACTTGGAAACTTTAATTTTTAGTGTCACCGATCTACTAGCCAATAACATTTCGTTTTTGGGTGGATGGTCACAACCCACAGTCCAGCAGATCGGAAATGCCGACATGCTTATCAGCCAACTCAACATAGAGATGGTCACAACCAACTAGAAAGGCAAGTCATGCCAGCAACATACATAACTGGTCGGAATCTGACTTTGAGCATCAACTCTGTGTCATACGCTGACCAAGCATCAACCGTTACCCTTGAGCGCGAAAACAACCAGCAGGTACTAGAAGTGCTATCTGGCCGCGCCTACAAGACCGTTGACAAGTTCGCCACATTAAACGTGGAACTATACCTAGATGACACCTCATCCGCTGGCATCATTTCAGCACTTTGGGATGCGGCCAACAGTGCCCCAGACACATCGCTTGCATTCTCGTTTGATGTAAACGGTGACACATTTACTGGCAACGTATTCCCAGTATTTCCAACCGTTGGTGGCGCGGCCACTGACGTATTGACTACCAGCCTCAGCTTTGTTGTTGAGGATGGCACAGTCGCCAGAGCCTAACGAATAGAACAGGGCAACCATTATGCAATACAACGTCACTACAAAACAGGGCAACAACTACATAGTGAGCGATGAGTCGGCTTGGCTGTGGATCGAGATTGAAAGAGAACTTGGTTACACAGTCAGCCAGGCAGCTGAAAAGATGAGCAACGGTTCATTGGATGTCATTACTTGTATGCTTTTTAAGGCCGCCAAGGCCCAAGGGGCTACAAAGATGCCAAACCAGCAAGCCTGGGTAACCAATGAGTTTGAAACCTTTGAGGTGGTCGAGGAAAGCCCAAAAGAGAACTAAGGGACACGCTGGTGCGGATCGCAACATCTACCGGCATCCCTTTGGCCGATCTTTTGACTTGGTCGCTCGCTGACATAACGACAGCAGTAACGCTGATACAAGAGAGGAATGGTCATGGCTGACAAAGTAACCGTCAAGATGACCCCTGACTCTCGGGATCTTAAATCGCTTTACAAGGCATTTAGAGAGATGGATGAGGGCGCAAAGAAAGCCCTAAAGGATGATGTCACAAGCATTAGCCAATGGTCAGCCACAGAGATGCAAAGCAGCTATAACTTGAACCCATTGCCAGCCCAAGCCCAAAAAGTCGCGGCAACTATTCGAGCCAACAAGGATCGCATACCTAACGTCACAATTGGTGGCAGTAAGGGTCGATTTAGTGGCGGCGCGGTATCTGGTCAGGTTTTGTTTGGATCAGAGTTTGGCGGCCCTGCACCATTTGAAAATGGTGGTCGACGTTTTCCTGATCGCTCACCTGCACAGGGTAGAGGTAATGAGGGTTATGGCATTTTCATAACACTTAAAAGAATCCAGCCAGAATTGACACGCCGATGGAAAGATGCGGTTAGCAAAAGAGTTATAGAAAAGTGGGATGACAACAATGGCTGATGTAAGAACACTCAAACTTAATTTGCTTGCTGATGTAGACCAGTTTGGCCGAAGCCTGGCACAGGCTGATAACGATGCCAAGGGTTTTGCTGGCGGACTTAAAAAGTACGGCAAGATTGCCGCTGCGGCTTTCGTAGTTGCTGGCGCAGCTGCCGCCGCTTATGCAGTCAAGATTGGTATTGATGGTGTCAAGGCGGCAGTCGAGGATGAAGCATCACAAAAGCAACTTGCCGAAGCTTTAAAGAACACAACCAATGCCACCGATGCTCAAATTAAGTCAACCGAGGCTTACATCACCAAGCAACAGTTGGCCTTTGGCGTAGCCGATACCAAGTTGCGCCCGGCACTGGCAAACCTTGCCCGAGCCACTAGCGATGTAGGTAAAGCACAAGAACTAACCAACCTTGCCTTAGACATTTCGGCATCAACTGGTCGAGATCTTGAAACCGTATCGCTGACTCTCGCCAAGGCTTACAACGGCAACATTGGTGCGCTTACTAAATTAGGCATTCCACTTGATGAAAACATCAAGAAAACAAAAGATTTTAACGTAGTCCAAGATGAACTTGTACGGTTATTTGGTGGCGCAGCTAAGGCCAACACCGAAACCTATGCAGGTCAGTTGGCCATCGTCACAGAGCGCGTAGGCGAACTTAAAGAGTCCATCGGTGTGGCATTACTGCCAACCATGAAAACATTGTTAGAGGAAGTTAACAAAGTTGCCAAGGGATTTAGTGGCGAGGATCCAGAGGGATTGAGCAATCGTGCTAGGGAACTAGCTGGAAACTTTGAGGGCGATGGCGCATTTAGTTTAGGCGGCGCACTTAGAGCAGTTACCGATGCTTTTGGCAATCTATTTTCAACCGTTACAGACGGTGGCCCAGGTGCTGCCAGCATGATGGAACGAATCGCAGCATCATTAGAAACGGTCGCAAATGCAATCAATAGCATTTCAAATGCTTACCAGGCTGCACTACCTGCGTTGCGATTTATTCAAAACCCATTGAACTTAAACATTCCAGAAGCAGGGTTTACCCCACGACCAAAAGCAAGAGCAGCTGGCGGATCGGTTATGGGCAACCAGCCGTATCGTGTTGGCGAGTTTGGCCCTGAACTATTTATCCCGAGTGGATCGGGATCGGTGCGACCTGATGCTGGCAACGGCGGCGGCGTGACCGTAATCATGAACGGAATCATTGATGGTGAGTCTGCTCGCAGATCAATCGAGAAGCTGCTGCAAGATAGTGCAAGGCGCACAGGCGCGGTCAACTTTGTCGGGGCAACATTGTGACCGTCTACACGCCATACCCAAAGGTGATCTTTGCTGGGGTCAATGAGTATGCAGACAACACAATCAGCAACATTTCAATAAGCCTTGGCCGCCGCGACATCTACGAACAAGCCCTAGTTGGCATTGCCAATGTAAGGCTGTGGACTGATGCAGACACCGCGCTAAACGTAAACCTATCGGACAGCATTCAAATACAAGTCAAGGATTCAACCAATACTTACCGCACCATTTACACAGGCACAATCTCTGATCTTGACATTAGCCTTGATGCGTACGGCAGTGAGGGATCGGTGGCAATTTACAGCATCACAGCCGTTGGCCCACTGGCTATCCTTAACCGTTTTACAACCGGCGGCCTAGGATTTGCCAAAGAGTTTGACGGCACAAGAGTATTGAACATTTTATCGGATGCGTTCCTCGAAAGTTGGTCCGAGGTAGTACCGACACTAACTTGGTCAGCTGTGAGCAGTCTTGCCACATGGGACAACTGGGGTGGCGGAAACCAAACTTTGGTTGACGATCTGATCGCTGACATTGATACACCGGGCACATACGAGTTGCACGCGTACAGCGATGGCGTTGCCAATGCCTTGACACTGGCCCAGAATGCCGCCCAGTCTGGCCGAGGATTCTTGTATGAAGCACCTGACGGATCTATCCATTACGAGTCATACACATCCAGAGCGACACTGACACCGCTTACCCTTACTGATGATGATTTGCTGGCCGTAGGACTGCGACAGGCCGCCCAGTGGTCAGAGATCGTCAATGACGTGACCTTGACCTACAAGAACAACCAAGAAAAGTATGCGGCTGATTACACTAGCCAGCAATCATTTGGCGAACTATCAGGCAGCCGATCCACGCAGCTAGAAAACGGCAGTGATGCTCAAAGTCAGGCTGACGCATTCTTGGAAAGTCGCGCATACCCACGCACTTACCCAGAGGAACTGACGATCCCTTTACATAGTCCAACCGTCACCGATGCGACTCGGGATGCTTTGATCTTGATGCACGTTGGATCAGCTGTATACACGCAAGATTTGCCAGCAGTATTCGGTGGCACTTTCGATGGCTTTGTCGAGGGAATCAAGTGGAATCTTGATCGCTACACAGCGACAATGACTTTGATTTGCTCGGCAATTTCCGAGACATACCCAAGCCAAGTTTGGTTGCAAATCGCACCTACTGTTACATGGGCAGGGTATACTCCAACTACGACAGAATGGCAGGACTTATAGCATGGCTGGAACTACACAATACTTCGGGGTCCCGTATCCTACAAGCACAGATTATGTTAAGGATGGGGCAACGGCAATTGAAGCTGTTGCCGATGGGTTTGATGCCGCGGTTGCAATCCCGACCTACAATGCCCAGACAGGCACAACATACACTTTTGCACTAACTGACGTTGGCAAGACTGTAACGGCCAGCAACGCAGGCTCACAGACCTACACAATTCCACCAACTGCATCAGTGGCTTGGCCAACTGCAACTACGCTGCATGTTATAAACCTTGGCGCAGGTGTTGTAACTTTTGCAGCAGGTGCAGGAGTCACCGTAACGAATACAGCTCAAACACTAGCGCAATATCAGTCAGCGCGATTGATTCGTACAGCATTAA